CATCTAAAAGTATTCTTATATTATCACTAAAAGTATCTTTATTATCAAGAATACCCATACGTATATTTGAATCCATACGATCGTAATTATTGATCAATGTAGAATTAGAAGCGGTATCAACATGTATATAATTTATGTAAGATTGTTGTTTATAGTAAACAAGATCTATTATTAAACTAATAGTATAATATTCATTAATATCAGTTACAGTAGTTTTAAGAATATATCTTCTATTATCCATTTCATCTATTTGTTCATAAACATTGGTAATATTATTAATAGAAAAAAGTGATTTAGAAATATCATGAACAGTATCAAAGATTTCTGTTAAGGATTTCTTAAGATAATTCTTAAGTTCGGTCGGGAGTGTATATTCAGTATAGTAATTACTCTTACATTTACCTTTTAATGTTATTTTATTACCACTACTTATATTATGAAATAAATAATACAATTTATTCTCTGGTTTTATAAATGTATTAACATCTTTATTTACATTATGTGCTAATGGTGATGAATTATTTAATAAAGATAAATAAAAAAGTATTACAACTAATATTATTATAGATCCTAATATATGATTAAATGTTATTTCCATTCTATAATCTAATAATAGATAATATTATTCTTTGATCTTTATTTTAGATTTTACTTTTCACATGTTATATGTAGATTTTTATTTATAACTTCATTTATAAAATTATAACATTCAACAAGTTGATGTCTATTCATAGCACCTGTTATAATTATTTTACCACTGTTAAAAACAGCTATAGTAACTCTTCTACAAGATTCTACTCCATTACCTTTTCCAGAACACATTCTTTCACAATTACATATACCTTTACAACCTTCATTATTAACATTGTAAAAGTATTTTATATTAACCCCAGGATAAATACATGGTTCAAAAGTTGAGAATATATTCATAGAAACCATTAAGTTTTGAAGTTTTTCTCTATCAATAGATCTTTTATAGTCAAAATCGCTATTTATCAGAGCAATTTTATAATTATTATATTCATATTTATCTTGTAGATTTAGAAAGATTCTATGATCATTCTTTTTATCAATTTTTTGAATCATATTAATAAGTTCTTTAATAACAGCTTCACCCTGTGATTCTTTCTTTAAACCTGTCATTTGTATTTTTCCATTATTAAACAGTTTAACATTAATTATTTTATCGTGTAGAAAATGAAGTGTAGCTTGATTAAAGAAAACATTCGATTTCTTTTTAGATTTTTGATTTCTTTTCTTATTTATGGGATCACCCTTTTTTTGATCACCTTTTTCAATATATTTTACATTTTCATTTAATTCAATATTTTTAAATAATAGATCCAAGTCAATAGATGTATTTAGTTCAGCCACACTTGTGATAGTTGAGACTCTTAAGTTCTCCATTTTTCAATACTATATATGAAAATTATCTTTAAATCAAATTTGTTGATATTTTTTAAGGGTAAGTTCAACATATCTTGTAAATCTTAAAAGTTCATTACGTTTAATTTTCTTATTAATATGTCTTACTAGTATTTTGATAGGTATAGTAGGATTTAATATTTTATAGTTAAGATAAAGAATAGACCATGTCACACACATTCCACTAAAAGCATCAATAGTACTCTGTAATCCATTTCTCGGTTCAAAATCTTTAGGAGATATAACTCTATATCCTGGAAAATATTTAAGAGAAAATCTTTTAACACCGGAAATACTTTTTAGATAAGCTCTTGAAATACTCCATTGACTATCTTCATGAAAACCATGAGGTTCAAAGTGTTCAATAGTTTTCTTTTTGCTATCAAAAACTATCATATTCGCATGTTTTCCATAATTAGGTAGTTCAAGAGTAAAATTAACAGGGACTATTTGGTGTGATCTTAAACATTTATTTAATTTCTTTACAAAATATTTGATAGATATAAAATTATCTACTGGTTTTATAGACATTATATCATATTTATCACTTTTTTCAGTGAACTCCTGAACTAAGAATGCTCTCATCCATGATTCGCCTACATCTGGTATACAAATAAACTTTCTGAATCTTTTATTACGTTTTAATAGTATATTAAAATAATTAAATGTATTTGAAAACTCTTGATAATGATAATCTATATTACCCAGACTAGCCATACTACCTTTACTTTTTTCTTTAGATAATGGAACATCTATTATTTTAATCTTTTTTCTTAAAGATAATCTTTTTTTTAATTTTTTAGTTTTCTTACTTATCATATACTTATATAATACATTTTAAAACATAACTAGTTTAAGAAGATTAATTAGTTATTAAGGTATAATTATGATAACATTCAAAAATATTGATGAATTAAGTGAATATTTAATTATGAATGAAATAGAAGATATTAATAAACATTATTTAGATGATAACTTAAATACTTTATTACATTATCCACAGAGTTTAGATATTATGAAAGAACTTATTAAATTAGGTGGTGAAAAAGAATTAACAAATGTTACTGGAGTAACGCCTATAATGAAACAATATAAATTAGAAACAATAAGATATCTTTATGAAAAAGGTTGTGATATAAATAAGAAAGATATATTTGAGTTTAACATATTTCACTGGCCTAAAGAGAAAGAATGCTTAAAATATCTTTATGATAAAGGTGTTATACTTTATGATTATAATGTTATGTATAGACCCAAAGATTATAAATACACATTTGAAAGTAATATGTTACTCATCAATGGTGGATTTGATCCTTATAATGAATCATATTTTTCTTTACCAGGTATATTTTTACAAAGAGATATAAAAACTATTGAGCAATATTTTATCTTAAGGAATCATTATTTTTCTGATATTAGAGATTTATGGGATATGTGTCATGAGACTTTTTTATTCAAACCATGTATAACATGTGATATCATAAAGATTTATTATAAATATGGTGATAATATAAATCATATTAATTTCTTTGGTAATAATTCTCTTTTTGTACATCATGATATAAACATTATTAGGACTCTTTTAGAATGTGGTATAGATTACAATCATAAAAATAATGTAAATCTTAGAGCAATAGATCTTCATAAAGAAAAGAATAATAAAAATATATACATTTTACTATTACAATGGGAAAAATGTATAATTATTCAAAGAAATTATAGAATATGGAGATTCAGAATAAATTATATTCCTATAAAGAATTATAAAAAGAAAAATGATCTAATAATGGAAATATTATATTCACCTCCATCAAAGATTTACATAGGAGGTGATGGTTATCATAAATGTTTAAAAAGTTTTACTGATTCTCAGAAGGAGTATCTTCAACGGGCTTCTCCTCTGGAGCAGGAGTATCCTCAACGGGTTTCTCCTCTGGAGCAGGAGTATCTTCAACGGGCTTCTCCTCTGGAGCAGGAGTATCCTCAACGGGTTTCTCCTCTGGAGCAGGAGTATCCTCAACGGGTTTCTCCTCTGGAGCAGGAGTATCCTCAGTAGACTTCTCTTCGGGATCATTCATCACATCACCCATACCGGACATATCGGGCATACCCATCATCTTTCCTAGATTTTTTAGCATATCCATACCAGCATCCCCTTCATCATCATCATCTTCATCATCATCAACATCAACAAGTTGAAGGATAACTCTATCTTTATTCATATCATCATTGGGTTCATACATGTATGTAAGACTCTCAAGGGCATCACGAAGAATATCTCTATCCATAAGGAAACAATAACCTTCTTTAATCATATCAAGGACAACTTCAATCATCTCCTCATAATTAGTAACACTCTTTGAAGAGTCTGTAATGTAAGAATGAACAGTTTCATAGATAGTATCTTGCTTAACAATCTTAAGAGTCTGAGCCATTTATACTATAGTAAATAATTATATTTTCTATTTTAGACGCAATTTTTATGAATACTTTTACCATTCAATCCTTTTAAATATCCGTATATATCTAAATCACCATTATGTACTTCATTATGACATTTTTCACACAATTGAATAAGGTTATGTTTTATATTCTTGTGAAAATTATCAAAGTTTCCATCTTTATCGGCATATTGTTGTTCATTAATATGATGTGTATGTTCAGCGGGTTCATTACAAATTTTACATTCATCCATGAATACTTCAGAATTATATCTTGAGCGCTTAGTATTTAATAATTTTTCATTCGCGCCTGTAAGAAATCTTTCAATTTTTTTAGCATTACTAATAAACTCTGAATCCATATCCATTGATTTACAAACCTCTAATCCATAAATTGCTGGCCCACTTCCTTCACTTAATTTTCTATCATAAATAAGTGATTTAGTAGTTTCTTCATAATGTATTTTTAAATGAAAGATATTTAGATTATGAATTTCTTTAATAAAAGGAATAGTTGTGAGTTGATGTAAATGTGATGTGAAAATATAAGAACATTTATTTTTTGACATCCTTTCTAATCCAGATGAAATTATAGAAAGTGCTGATATAGTTTCAGTTCCTGAACATAATTCATCACCAAGAACTAATGATCTATTATTACATCTCTTAAGAATACTTCTTAATTCATTCATTTCTACAACAAATGTAGAATGACCTCTAAATATATTATCATTATTTAATATACGTGTAAATATTTGAGTGTAAGGTGAAAAAATAAAATCTTTAGACGGCACAAAAATACCTGATTGAGCTAAAACAATTGAAAGACCTATTGATTTCATAAGAGTAGATTTACCACAGGCATTAGTTCCAAAGAGAAGTATACCCGATTCATTTAATTCAATATCATTGGGAACATATTTTTCTTCAGTATTTATCTTTTCTACAATGGGATGTCTTAAATCTTTAGCTTTCAGAAAACTACTTTCAGATTCTTCTATCTTAGGACGATAATAATTATTTTCAATACATATTTTCGCAAGATTTGAATAAAGATCAATCTCACCTAATAATTTTACAATATCATTAAAATATTGTGAATAATTACTTTTAATATTATTAATCGTTTCATTATAGTGTTTTAAATTAAGTGAGACTATCTTTCGTGTAGATGACATGATATTATTTGAACATTTCTTTAAAATATTCTCTTTATCATTAATTAAGATAATACAATTATTAGATTTTATATCTTTAATTTTAATATCTTCATAATTCAAAGAGAATAAAGATTCACCATTATTATCTTTAAC